TTCCTTTATTGATTCTAAATTGCGAGTCAGCAGCGTAGTAATTATCGGTGTCTAATAAGTCAGACATGATAATTGAATAGTTACTATCTGTGGGTTGTGGAATGATTAAGCGATTGCGAAAGAATACACCATAATCTGTGTTTGGGCATTGTATGCGTCCGCTACCTGGGCTTGCATTTGCTTTAACTTCAAAGTCAGTAGGTGACGCAAAATTTCCATCCCATTGAAGTGGGGTCTTATCCTTACCACGAAATAGAATTAGTTTTTCAAGTGACTGTACAAAGCTCGCCCCATCTGCTTCTGCCACTACCTCACCACCAGGATAATCGATGTTGATACCAGAGTTATTTGCATCATTCCATATGATTGCTTTTGACTTGGTTGCCACCACTACAAACTCTGTGCCTGTTGCTGGGTCACTGAATAAAGTCGCACAAAAGCATCGCTCGTCTGATCCGTTGTAAGTCAGTGTGACTGCACCTGCTAAAAAATCTATACCTTTGCGCACCTCTGCAAGATCACCAATCAAGCGCATATTTTCGCTTGTCTGTACAAAGCCCGGTTCTAAACTTGTTGCTTCTTGGTATGAATCAATACCACGAAATCCACGATCTCCGTCTGTAAGAACTTGGTCATCCAATCTACCTGATGTTCGATAACGTGCCATTCACTTCTTTATTTCTTGGTAGAGTTTTCTACCCATGTACACGATTGTGATTACACCTGCAATGCATCCAAATAAATCATCTAGGTGTGCCAGACCAAAGGTGGCAACTGTACCACTCATGCCAAGAATTGCAGTACGATCTATCATTAGAACAACCAATCTAATATGATGATGCCAACGACAAGTCCTACAAATATGGTTAACATTTTAGCTTTCTTCGACATGTCCAAGAACTTGTCACGTAATATTTCTAAGTTTCTCATGGTTTACGGGAGGGTGGTTTTACGGGGAATGGTGCGCGTGTGGCGTGTTTAATTGCTTCGGTTTGGGAGCATTGACGAGCAGTGCGCTTGGCAATGAAGATGGGAATGGCAAGATATCCACCAAGTAATACTGCTGCACCAATAAGGATACTTTTGATTGTGGATGTAAATTTCTCAAAACCTGTTTGATGCTCGGCCATGCCTTGAGCAACCAAGGCAGATACATCCCCGTGTGATAGCGCCTCTATGGTTTCTTCTGCTTCGATTAGGGCATCTTTGTTTTTAAGTGCTTCTCCGGCTAGGACTCCAGCACCAGCAGATAGTCCACCTACTAACGGGCCACCAATACTTCCGGCTGCACCACCAGCCAATCCTCCCATTAGAGGGTAGGTAGAGCGCAAACTGCACGAAGTCATGCAGATAAGAACAAGGACTATGGCGGTGTAAATCATTCGCCAGGTGGTTCGTCAGGAGTCCACTCGTCAGTTGCTAGGATTGCGAGTATTTCGGAATGCGTGTATTGCGTTTTACCTTCCAAAAATGAAGGTGTTGTATCGCTATCAAACTTAACAAAAGTTTTTGTGCCAGCTACATTGTAACGGATTGTATCTGCACTTGTCTCATCTACTTGGCTAAAATCCACGGAACTAACTTCGTCTGCATTTATTATGACATATTTTCTGCTCATAATTTAAGATGGTACATTAGTTGAATAGGTTGCTCCGTTAGTTCCTGTCATATTACCTTCACCTGACCCTGTATTAACTGACCCTTGATTTACAACAGTACCAACAGTATCTGTATTCGCTGGAGCACCTCCACCTGAGTCCGTGTCACCTGTGCCATCGCCATTTCTCCACCATCCTTTTGGATTTAATGAAGATATGTCTGCTGGTACTCCGCCATTGTAAATAGCAGTAATATCAGTTGAGGATAATGCAGAGTGGAAAACACTAACTTCATCTATCTTACCATTAAATTGGTTTGCAGAAGAATATAGCAGACCTCCAATAACTGTTTGAGTGTAGGCTATTGTGTTTGTCGTGATTGTTTTTGACCCTTTATCTGCTCCATTAAAATAAACCTGTGAAGAACCTGATCTAAAAACAACAGCTACATGATACCATGTGTTTGCAGAAATTGAAGTATTAGTGAATGGAGAATTATGACCATTTCCGTATGTGTTAGCAACTATTTGTGCATCACTTCCTGTCCCCCTTATTCCTACAGCTCGATCCTTGCCTGTTGGACGTCCGTCCGTGAGACTAAACATATAATCAAACGCACTACTGCCAGGCAGTGAAGCACTGTTAAACCATAAGGAAATTGTGCAGTCACCCGATGTTGCTAAATTAGATTCGTCCGTGGTTAAATAGTCATCCGTGCCGTCAAATGATCCTGAAAGAGTGTTAGCAAAAGGAGTACCTCCACCACCAGGACTGCCACTACTCGTAGCAGACTTACCTCCACCTAGTCCAAGACCAAGCATTATGGTCGATACCCCCATCCTAGATATTGTAGGCTATTACAGCACCACTTGTAAGGTCGATGCTTGTGAAGTTTCCGTAAAGTACAGTTCCGGCAGCAAGCTCAGTTGCATCCTGTCCTGTGCAGATATCATCTAAGTTTGTAATGTTACTTGCCTGTGCTGCAAGTACAGTTGCTTCTGTTGCTTGGATCGCAAACCATTTGCCTGTAGTAACATCAGTTGTATTGATGTACTCGCCTCCATTTAGTCCTAAACCTCTGTATTCTGATGCCATAATATTTGTTCCTTTTATGCCGAACTAACGGCAGTTGTTCCGTACGTAATTATTTCTAAAGGAGTTGTTTGCCGCTCTTGTCTTTCGAGCTTGTCTAACTCGCTTTGTAAAATTGCTTCTGCTTGTTGGTATAAAACTTGCGCCTTGTCACCCTGCCCGTCTGCCTGCAACCAATCGCCAGTTGCCCCCACCACCGCATATTCGCTGAATACATATGGGAAGTCACTTGCTCCACTTGCATACTCTGGGAATGGTGCGCGGTAATACACCCATACAGGTGCGGTAGAATTATGGTCTGGCAATATTGCTTCTCCATACTCGCTTGCACCTGTTACATATACATTCTTGTATGCAATATCACTTGCATTGCCATCCAATGGATCATGGTCAGTGACTCGGAATATCTCGCTTATGGTTGTGCCAAAGTCCAGGTAGCTTAACATACTTGCAGTTGCGGTTGCGCCACTTCCACTACCACCACTTATTGCAACTGTGGGTGTGCCTGTATATCCTGTGCCATTGTTGGTAACTGCAATTCCATTAACTTCTCCATCTGCATTAATTGTTGCAGTTGCTGCTGCACTTGAACCTCCTCCACCACTAAATGCGACAGATGGTGCAGATGTATAGCTCGCTCCTCCACTACCCACTTGTACGCTTCGTACACGCACATCTGGTATGACTTGCGATATACGTGATACAAATGGCCATGCAGTACGATCCCAGGCTAACTTGCCAAAGCGATTAAAGCTGCGTACAGCTGCGGTTGTTTCAGCAGTAAGAAAAGAATCCACGCCAACCATACTTACTAGGTTGGTCAACATGGTGCTTACTGCTGCTCTTCTCATGCGAAGCTTGGTTTATCAAAGCCTCCTTGTACGAAGGTCTTCTTGGTAAATGATTTTGCTTTTAAATGTGGGTTGTCACGAAAGAACTCATTTGTGAATTGCTTATCGCCCCAACATCCTTGCTTGTCTTGATGCCAGCGGAAATATTCACGGGCAGGTATTGTGCCTTTTAACTGACCTAGTCCTTCGACTTGTCCACCTTCTCCATTCTCCTTACCACACTCTAACTCACGCTTTTTTGCCTCGTACTTTTCGAGGTCAACTTCGTAGCGCAAGTGCTTGTCTAAGTTCTTCATAAACTGAGAACCATTACCTTGAGATGGTTGCCACTTTGGTATGAATATTTCTGCCATAATAAATTGATGTGGAAAAGGGAGTGACCCGCTACGCAGATCACTCCCCAAATCCTAAACGTTTCTTATCCTACGTCGTTTGCAGAATGCATGGATAAGTAAATATCCAACTCACCTGCTGTAAGAGCAGATGGTGATCCTGAAGACGAGTTAGTGAAAAGTGCGCTTAATACATCAGAGGCAGCAGCAA